AGTAGCTCCGCCAATGATATTGCCAGCAGCAACGCCACTGTAAATACCACCTAACACATCGGTATCAACTGCAATCTTCATACGCTCACCAGCGTCACGAGTTGCCTCGTTGACTAGTGGAATATCAGACTGAGCTGCCAGTACATCGTCAACCTTGAACTTAAAGATCTTAGCTTTGTCGATGGTTAATTCAACCAAAGTATCGCTTAGATCATCATAGCTAGTGATTGGCGTTGCAGCAGCTGGATCGTAATCTGAAATACCTACAACGGGAGTGTTGCGGATATTTACCTTACTGCCTTGGCCAGAAATCTCGCCTTGGTAGTCTGTGTTACAGATCGCGTCCAACACTGTGGTTTTGTAAAAGTTTACAAGTAATTTCTTACTCCAAACTTCAGGGATAAAGCGGCCGCCTGAGCCGTTTGCAAATGGAAGTGCCATAATAATATTCCTAACAAATATAAAAAGATTTGCGAGCTAGGAAATTTTTCTCTAACTCGTTGTTAGAGCTGGCCAGCCATCATTTGTGCGTCAATTTCTTCAGCGTTTTTTTCGTACTCGCTGAAACTCATCTTTGCAATCTGATCCCTCGTAAATCGAGGTTGGCTGTTACCAGCCCCCGGATTGGAACGAACAGTAGAAACAGTCGGATCAGCCGCCTGTCGCGCATCGTCCAAAATTTGCTGTTCACGACTTACCTTTGTATTAGAGGTCAGCCCTACAGCAGTCTTGTACGAAGAAAGTAACCAAACTACATCGCTAGCTTCACCAGTTTGAAGAAACTCCTGAACACGTTGTGGTTGACGCTGCACCCAGCCTTGAAAGTCAGGTGTATTAGAAACTTCAAACGCATCAGCATGGGCTTCGAGAATAGTTTTCTCATGCACTGCTTGTGCTGTTTTCTTCTCTGCTTTCTTTGATGAACTTTCCATCGCTTTAAGCTTTCTATCTAAAGAAGAGATCGTTTCAGATTGAGATTTGATACGACTCACAATGGGGTCGAAGTCCTCTCCATAGTCCTCACTGAATGTATCTAGCGAGTCGCTATTTCCAGTCGAATCCGACTGAACATTCGCAGGATCTGGGAGTGTCTGCTGAGTATTCACAACTTGAGCAAACTGTGCTTTCAGTGTGGCTACATCAGAGGCTAAGGCTTCGTTTTGTTTGCGAAGATCTGCTGCCTCCATAGAGGATTGCGTCATCTTCTTGCGAGCGTGTTCATATGAGGCTTGAGCATTTTTAATTCGCTCTTCCGCATTCTCAACCGTCATCCCATCGGCTATAAATGGCTCAGAATTGTCCTCTGCGTTCAGCTCTGGAGCTTCGGCTTCGGGTTCTTCAACAATTTCTGCTTCTTGGGCTTGTTGTGGTTCAAGTTCAGCCTCAGCTTCCGCTTCAGCTTGGTTAGCTTCAGATTCCTTATCCGTTTCAGGGGTCTCATAGGCAAGTTTTAAAGTTTCTTCGGCTTCTTGTTCTAGCCGTTGCATTGTTTCGGGGGTCATTACCTTCTCCGTTGATGGGTTTCAGGGCTGATTGCAACCTTGTCCGTTTCTGGGGGCTTTAATTCAGGGATTCCTTCACCCGCTCCAAATCAGTCGGGGCTTTTACACTTATCCGACCATCTAAAAGCTATCTCGCTATGGTTTTGTTAGCTGTCTCACTTAAGGACAACACCATACGAAAGGCACCTATAGTGCCTTGAAGAACCCGCACTCTGTCCAAGCTGAGTAGCGGATCTTCTAATTCTTCTGCCGCCAAATCGCATCGGCGGCCTATGTAATTCATCATGAGTGTGTATTCGTGGGGCATCCTGTTAGATAACCCGACTACTGCTTCCACTTCTTCTATAGAAAGCTGCGCCCTTGGCGTTGCAGTGGCCATATACTCAATCCTTTTCAAGCAACCCATACTCAGTTGCCACTAATCGGATATAGTTCTCACTAATACCAAGGTGGGCCGCAAATGGATTGTGTGTTCGTCTGATAAAGCGAAGAGCGTCAGCCGATTTGTATCGGTCTACACACCCTAAGTCTGAAATTGCTTGCCTGATCACCGCTAAGAACAATCGTTCCTCTGGGTAATTCTGTGGCACAAGGTTTGAAATCTGTTCCGCAGCTAAATATGCCCTAACTTTAATGGGAACATCACCAAAACGATTAGGATCTCCATCTATCCGCTTAAACCAAAGATCTAAGCGAGGTTGTCTCATTTTACTGATTAAACCCTGTAGGGGATTTACCTAACTGAATATCTTGTCGGGTCTGTTCAGCGTAGGCAAAGTCTCTAGCAGCTTCAGCCTCCCGTTCCATAGGTAATGTTTGAGCATCAACCATAGATCTTTGAGAGTCTGCCATGGCTTGCTGGGCTTGCGCTTGAGCCTTGGCTGTTTGAGCCTGTACTCTCTGCATTTCCATCTCGTAAGCTGCTTCTTGCTTCTGCATTTCCTTAGCGCCTTCTTCTTTCTGCTGCGCTTCGTCTTGCTCACTCATTTCTGGAACCATTTTGTCTGGATCAAGGTCAAGTGACTTAGCAACTTCTTTAATTAGTTCTCTACGCTCAGTTAAACGAATGTCTACAGGGTTAGCAGTCATCTGCATGAACTGAATGAGGCGCTGACTACGTACTTCTTTGGCAATCAGAGCAGTTGAACCAGCAGCGACTATGTTCATGTCACCTTTGATTGATTCATCGACACACCAACGCATGTTCCAGTGGTACATAGAAGTAATAAGAGGTGTTGTGGCGTAATCATCAATGTTCTTGATTACTGACTTCATCGCTATGCTGGCAGCACCCATTAACATGGACATGCCCGATGCAGTCTTAGTCATTCCGGGAGTATGTTGGCCGTGACTATATGAAGGCATAGACGTTTCTTCATCAGCAAAGCGCCTGAACAACTCAATAACCGTAGTGAGATGTGCTGACACATTCTGGGGTTGGTAGAAACGAAGCATAGGAGTCCCTGCATCACCTCCTTCTCTTAACCAGATTTTCCAAGGATGAATGTCCGTAACGTCAGAACCAGGTGCAATCATGGATGTGTTTACTTCCACCTGTGGGCCTGATGAAATCGCTTGATTATCTATAAATATTCGTACTGCCGCGTTTATAGTAGCTTGAGAGTCCCGCATCATCTTAGGTACGCCAATACCCCACAACTGGTGAGGTGTTCTTTCGTACGGAAAGAGATGATAAGGTGTTGACTGAGCACTAATTGGGTTCAGTCGTGCACGAATTACTTCGTTGTCTGAAAACCACACATTGGCTTCGTACTCTACTTCAGGATCTTCAACTTCTAATCCAGCTGTAATTAAATCATGGCCATCAACAAGTCCCCAAAACTCTAAAACCTCAAATCGGTCTGAGCTATGGGATAAGTTATGTCCAGCAATCTGTCTGCGCTCTAACTCATGATGAAGTTCCAAATGGTTTCCGTCTGGATTTCTTGAGATAGTGTTGGCAATTGCATCAGAAAGAAAACCGTCTGTGGTTTTTAACTTTCGGAATTGATGCTTAGTCATAACGTGGCGATGGAAAATTCCTGAAAAGGAATCCAGCGCTTTTGAATGTGGGTCAGGATACAAATCAAATATTGAAACGTGTTCTACATTTGGTTTAGGTGTTTCTTTCGATGAAGTTACCCAAGCACCTGTCTCGTCTTGCATCCATCGTTGTGTTTTGTCCATCCGAACAGTCGCACCTTTGATAGCACCAGTACCAACAATACAAGCTTCCATAATGGAGGATTTGTAAACTGATTCGTACTTAGCTTCTAGCAACTGATCTTTAATTTTCTCTTGCATCCGTACACTTCGGACTTTAGCTTCTTTCTTTAAGTCTGCTTTCATTCCATCAAGGATTTCCTTGACTCGAGCTTCCACTAAATCTGCTGGCAACTCTTGAATGGGTGTACCTTGTTGCTCCATCTGCTGCATTAGCTGCATCACTTCCATGATAGCTTGCTGCTTCATCTCAGATTCAGTAGGCCCATCGAATAAATCAGGGATTGGTGTAGGGCTAACGCTCCAAGGATGGTCACTTCCGTTGGGAAACAGTAGATCAATGATACGACCATACGCAGCCATGGTTTTTTCACGGGTAAGACGGACATAAATCTGTGAACGATTGGGGTCACTGTCTAAAGCGGCCTGTGTTGTGCTGTCATATAGTGCAGAAAAGGCACGAAGGTCTTCAATCCAATCTTTTTCAATATCAGTTCGGGCTTGGCTCCACTCATCAAAGCGTAATTTTAGCTTGCTGACTAAGTTACGGGCGACAGGAGACTCTTCTTTCTGCTCTTGCGGCTCACTTCTATCAATTTGCACTAGCATTTAATAACCCACACCCGCTTGAGCGGCTTTATATTGTCTTAGATTAACGATTGTATTGGCATAACTACGCGGCATTCTTCTATACATCTCTGCTGCAATGGCATATGACATAACTCTGTCATCAAAGTACCCTGCCCTAGCGTTGGTTGATCCGTTTGCGGCTACAATATAGGTTTCCATCTCGCTAACAGTGTCTTCACAAACAATTCCACTGTCCTCATCTCTAACAAGGCTAGCTAAATTGTCTATGATTAATGGTTTAGAGCGGCTGGTGGTTAACCAACCCAGTTTCTTGAACTGCTTTCCGTCATATTCGCGCTCAAGTTCTTCTTGAATGTAGATATTTGGGTAGCCTTTATTCTTTAAGATGGTTAGCGTGGTCAATCCGTGGTTGTTTCTTTCTACACCCATGAATGCTTTGCGGTATAGCATGCCTAAAGCGTACAAGAGGTCTCCAAAATGATCAGGAGAGATCTTTCCATGCCATTGCGCCACTTGGTTGCCGTCCTCGTCTAGCACGTCAGCGCAAGAGAAGTCTCCTTTCTCAAGGCCTTCAGCAACGTCAGCTCCAATAACATAACGCCTGTTAGTTTTGGGTAAATCCCACACCTTCAGGCAACCATCTTGCTTTTCTATCAGCTCAGCCGTATTGATGTTTATGTCAGCAATAATCTTAGCTGAGTAACACTCATCCCTTGCAGCCATTAACCAAGTTGCTGGGAATACAGTGCGACCTGAAGAGATGAACGCTTCGTTGGCGGTCATCGGATATTCTTGACGGAACAGATCTTCTGAACGCAATTCGTAAATCTTGTTCCTACGCCAAAACATTTGTTCGTCTGTTAAGTCGTAGGTCTTTTGTATTTGAATTTCATCTGAGGTTAGTTCCAAAGATGAGGGAGCCATCATTTGGTACTCTGGTTGCCAGAACCAAGGCACAAATATTAATCTGTACTGGCCTTCGCCACGCTGAGCCGTCTGAACCATGTCGTAAAAAACACCACCGACTCCGTTGGCTGTAGACTCAAGGATTACCTCAGTGTCATCTTCCAAAGGAACGGCCTGTAAAATACCAGCCAAGTGTTCCTCACCATTAGGCCAGAAGCCAACTTCGCTCCCATGAAAATACTGTAAGGTTTGTGATCGGCCTACAGCTTTGTTACCAGCAGTACCCACCTTGTAACCTGAGTCCAACTTGTCGAACACTAATTCTTTAGCGTTGGAGCTGGACACTGACGGCCTAAAGGGATTGCCCTCATGGTAACGTCTAACCATGTCAAATAAGTTTGAGGTAGCCTCATGCTCATGTGTGAGGATGAAAGCTCTCTTGCCCTTGCTCTGACTTACCTTGTGGTAAAGTCTAGCCTCAGCGTAGGTACTACACCCTTGCTGACGGCCTTTTAATATTAGTACTCTGACTCTTCCGCTCTCAGACTTTTGTTCTTCAATCTTTTGATGAATATACATCTGAGCTTTGTTTAATTTAAAGCGCTCTTCTTGACCGCTCTTAGCTCTAATGTTTAAGCAAGCGGCAGCAAAGTAAGGGAAGTTTGTCTTAATGGCACGAAGCTTTTTCTTTTCAGCAGGTGTCATCAATAACCCCTACTGCTGGTCAATATTGTTAAACATCTTTAGGAACCTTTCTCGTCCTTAGATGGTGCAGTCGAGTGGCATCTTTTAAAGATTGTTTCTTCTTAGTTTCTAACGCTTGTACTTTTTTCAACAAGCCTTGAACCCTAAGTTTTTCTGTTGCTGCTTTTTTCTTTCTAGTAGCTTCTAGAGCTTGTGCTTTTTTCAACACAACTTGAGTTTTAAGGTTTGCTGTTGCCGCTTTCTTATTTACTTTTGCTGTAGGCATTTCAACGATCCTCTAAATCTAATTCGTCTGGATCAACAGCCTCTCTGTCAAAAAAGGATGATTCATTTGATAACTCAACCTGATCATCTCCATATTCCAAATCATCAAAGAGAAGGTGAGTATCTTCTTCGTGCTCGATGACTTCATCATCAAGATCAGGTAAATCGGCAATCACATTCTCAATCGACAGGGTGGCATCAATTTCTTTTTTGTCGGTGAACATTGCAAGGTGTCGGCCAAGTTGAGTCCAAGCTGTAACCCTAGATCCGGGAGAGCCATTGTTTTTATCTTTGGCTTCTTCTAATAAGCCTGTGACTATCTCAGCTTCAGTTACTTTCAATTTTCTTCTCGATATAGCTTGCCGTCTATCAATGGCTCTAATCACATTCGGATTGGCCATGATGTCTTTGGCTTTAGTTTTCTTTCCGTAACCTGCGTAATCTTTGGCCGCTGTAAAATCTAAGGTGGCGCAATAAGCTTCTACGAAAAGATTCTGTTTGGGCGTAACAAGATCACCTGTTAACGCATTGATCGTTCCACCCCAACGCTTATGAGCGGTCTCAATCCCAATTTCTTGGCTACGCCGACTACGTGCGTCTTTAACTCGCTTGGCGTTCTCTTCTCTTGCCGCGAATTTTTTATCGACCACAGCTTGCCTTGCTCGGAACTTTTTATTTTCCTCGACACGCTTAGCATTTTTAAA